GTTATGGTTGGTGGAACAATTAGTGCGATTAGAATTAGTAATGCTGGTAGTGGATACACATCTGCACCAGCAATTACAATCGGTGCTGCAACATCAATAGGAGATGGTAATTATATCTTCAATGAAACTGTCCAAGTTTCATCTGATTCATCAGAGACTGCAAGAGTTAAAGTATGGGATGCTGATTCTAGAACTCTTGATGTTAGTATGTTGACTAAGATGCAATTCCAAGTTGGTGAGAAGATCAAAGGACTTGAATCTGGTGCAGAATATGTGATACTATCTGTGAGTTATGATCAACCAAATGACTATCCAAATGATGAATATAATGCTAATCAATATAATGATAATGCAGCATTTGAAACGGAGGCGGATGCCATTTTAGACTTCTCAGAAGGCAATCCGTTCGGAACATTCTAAATAGTTAGAAAGCTTTGATATGTTAGGTACTTATTTCTATCATGAAATATTAAGAAAGACGGTTATCGGTTTCGGTACTCTCTTTAATAATATTAACATTCGACACAAGGATGCGAGTGGGACAAATTTTAGTGTCATGAAAGTGCCATTGGCTTATGGCCCAATGCAAAAATTCTTAGCAAGAATTCAACAACAACCAGAACTAGAAAGAGAGATTGCAATAACTCTTCCCAGATTATCTTTTGAGATGCAGGGAATACAATACGATCCAACTCGTAAGACTGGAATCGCACAGACTTTTCTTGCAAAAGGTGGAACAACTGCAAAGAAAGTTTATATGCCCGTTCCGTATAATGTTTCATTTGAACTTAGTATCATGGCTAAGTTAAGTGATGATGCTCTACAAATACTTGAACAGATTGTGCCTTACTTTCAACCATCATTTAACATTACAATTAATTTGATAGATTCTATTGGTGAGAAAAAAGATATACCTATTGTTTTAGAAAGTATTAATTACAGTGACCAGTATGAAGGTAGTTTTGAAACTCGTAGAACAATCGTTTATACTTTAGGATTTACTGCAAAGACCTATCTATTCGGGCCAGTTGCAGATGACCCAGCAGGTCTCATCAAGAAAGTTGATGTTGATTACTACGGTAGCACAAATATTAAGACTGCGAAGAGAGTTCAGAGATACAGTGCAACACCACTTGCTAAACAAAATTATGATGATGATACAGCAACAGTTCTTGATGGTGCAATATCTGAGAAGGTCACAACCTTCAAGGTGAGTGCAACTACTGACTTGGCTGCAAATCAAAGAATCATCATTGATACTGAGATTATGTTTATCCGAAGTATCACTGGTCAAAATATAACGGTTTATCGTGCATATGATAACACGATTGCTGCCAAACATGAACACAATGCAAGTATTGGTGTTTTAAGTGCAGTTGATAATACATCAATTGAGTTTGGTGATGATTTTGGATTTGACGAAATGACATCATTCTTTGCTGATGGTAAAACATCAAGTCCATCTCAAGGAATAGACGTATAGGAGAGTTATGAAAAATTTTGATTCTATCGAGGAAGCACTTAACGTTGATACAGAGGTCGTTGAAAACGATAAGATTGAACCTCGTAAGAATCAACTTAAAAAGAGTGATCAAAACGATTCTGAAAAGGATTATGAATACAGTCGTGCAAATCTATATTCATTAGTTGAGAAGGGTCAAGAAGCAGTGAATGGTATATTGGAATTAGCTCAGGAATCAGATTCTGCAAGAGCATATGAAGTTGCTGCAACTACAATTAAAGCAGTTGCAGATACAACAGACAAACTTATTGACTTGCAACAGAAGATGAAGGATCTTGAACAAGATCCAAACAAAGGCCCTACTAATGTTACAAATGCATTATTTGTAGGTTCAACAGCGGAGTTATCAAAATTAATTAAGAATCAAAATAAAGATGATAAATGAAATCTCCAGAACTCACAGAATTTTTTAGTCTTCTCGGAAAGGCAAAGAAAGAAAAAAAAGAGGAGTTTGATAATCTTCTCAAGGAGGCGGACATTAATCTTGATGTCTTAACTTCGACTGTGGTTAGTGGAATTAAAGAAGCAAAAGTAAATATCAAAAAACAAAAGAAGAAGGAATCAAAATTAATAGAACAACTAGATTCAATAATAGATGTAATTGAAAATCCAAAAGAAGTTAAGGATATTACAGAACCAGCAGTCACTGTGGGTGTGCCTGAGGATTTTGATGTATCAAAATTAGAAGAAGACCCCATAACTGTTCAAGATTGGAATAATGGTGAAGATATTAAATTTACTGAGGTTGATGCAGTCGATATCATCAAACCAGAGCCAATTAAAACACCAGAAATAAGTGATACTGTTGCACAGGCAATCAAATTTATTGAGGAAACAAATTTAAAAGAAGAGATTGAAAACTCAGATGAAACAAGTATTGATAATCTCAAGGGTGAAATCAAACAAGTAAGGGATATATTATATAAAGTTCTTGCACATGGGCCAGGGTCTGGTGAAGTTAACCTTTTAAAGCTTGATGATGTTGATGAAGATAGTGCGAAGGTAGATGGCAAGGTTCTTCAATATCAATCGTCAACTGGCAAATTTATAGGTGGTTCTGCTTCAGGGATTGGAACACAGGATAGTCTGAACACATCAGGAATTATCACTGCTTCTCAGTTCTCAGGATTCAGTCATCTGATAGCACCACATGCATCAACTAAGACAATCACTGTCAAGGTTGCAAGTAAGATAGATGGAGAACACAGATATTATGGAACAGGTAGTAGTTCTGGATATGTTTTAGATAATGTTCAATCACCATTCTTAACTCTCACGCCTGGCAGAACATATCGTTTTGATGTGTCAGATAGTTCAAATAGTAGTCACCCATTTCGATTCTATCTTGATGCTGCAAAGGCAACTGCATATACAACAGGAGTCACTGTAGGATCAGGTTATGTTGATTTAGAAGTTACAGACTCTACACCAACTGTTCTTCACTATCAGTGTTCCTCTCACGGTTATATGGGTAACTCCATACAGGTGAGTTCAAGTAATGCAATTAAATTAAACAGTCAAGCTGCATCATATTACCTAGACTATAATAATTTTTCTAACACTCCAACTATACCAACCAATAATAATCAACTGACTAATGGTGCTGCATTTGTCACATCTTCGATTATAAATGCGTTGAGTGCCAGTAATCTATCATCTGGAACAATACCAGATGCAAGATTCCCATCTACACTACCAGCGATATCTGGTGCAAACTTAACAGGTATTGCAGTTACTGATAATATCAGAACAAATACAAATGCAACTTTTCTACAGAATGTAAACGTATCTGGAACTACAACTGCAACAACATTCATTGGTGATTTGACTGGAGATGTAACTGGTGACGTTACAGGAACGGCATCAAACGCCACACTTGCAGTCAGCGCTCAAGGTTTAACAGGTTCTCCAACAATTACTATTACTAATGTTAATGCTGTTGATGCAGTTATTAGTGGTAATTTATCTGTTGCTGGAACGATTACATCTCTAGACCAGAATGATATCTCTGTAACTGGTATCATGACTGCATCTGCTGGTGTGGATCTTGGAGACCCAGGCATTGTTACACTTTCAAGTGATACTTTAACAACTACATCTACAAGTACAGATACAGTTGCAAGTATTTCTGCAACAGTCAACCGTTCTGCAACTTTCCAAGTTCAAGTCACGAGAGGAACCGAATATCACATGACAACAATTAATTTGATTCATGATGGTACACAGGCATTCATAAGTGAATATGGAACGATTCGTACAGGACAATCACTTGCAACCTTTAGTGCTGATATCAATAGTGGTAACTTAAGACTTCGTGTGACTCCAACATCCACGACATCCACAGTCTTTAAATTATCTAAGACTACAATAAAAGTATAAATACATCTAGCGGAATATCTAATATGAAAAAGTTTGCAGCAGAACAAATTAAAAAATTTTTTGAAACAGGACAATGGGCATTGAAACTCATTTTTCTTGTTGTTCTTGTTGAATTGGGTATTGTCACAGGAGCCCTTATTGGTTTAGCAGGCCCTCTTGATGAAAATGATAGTAACAATATCAAACATATTATGTCAATGATAGCCACAAAATCATTTGCATTATACGCTGCTGAAAAAGCATCATCAAAAGAAAAGTATCTCATTGAAGGTGTGTCTAAAAAATAATGGCTAAGAAGTGTCCCCCAGGCAAATACTACTGCTTCGAT